ACCATAAACATTATTCATACTGGATCCTTATTTTAAACTACTGCTTTAACAACGATTGTTACTGTACCTGAACCTGTGTAGGTATCAATATCCGCACTCATAAAGTCAACGTTCATACTATTTAAGAAGAATAGAGGACCCTCGGCAATAATATCCCGGGATACTAAATTTGCTACAGATGAATTATCTAATCCACCATTAATACTGATAGTTAGTGCTGATACTGAACCAACAATAATAACATCAACTGTGTATCGAGATGCAAACCTGCATGCTTTAATCTTACCTGTTGATAATGCTGCTTTACTTTGTAACAATGTATTTCGTATATCTGACATAATGTGTTTCCTTTGGTTGGCTTATGTTTAACTTACTAATTTGCTTCCTGATAAAAAGATATTAAGTACTGTACCTAATACTGTACCTAATGTGATTGCACCCATAACAGCATACAATACTTTTGTTTGAAATACTTTAAAATTAGTGGCATTACCTGCGACGGATGCGACTAACTCTTCAAGTGAATCATAGATCCTATCAAAGTGTGTCTTATCGTCCACTTTGTGAGCCATAAACTCTCCATTTGCTACTTCTTGTAGCGTCTGGATCTTGGCTATAGCGGTTAGTACTTTAATATTGTGCTCATACTCTTCTGGGCTCATAGTTAAACTCTTTCTACGTTCTTGGGTCATAGACCTACATCCTTAATAAACATGGCCCAAGGAAATCCATCCCCTGGGTCTACTTTTCGTTCTGGTGAGATATCACTATGTCGTAAGACTTCAGTAATACCCCAGTGTTTAATCCAGGTCTTAACTTGCTCTACACCTACTTCATACTGTTCTGGATAGAGATACGGAGTACGTATACTATCTAGGAACGAAGCATATGTATGGACACCTTGTACAAGGAACTCTAGCCCCAGAGTATCCGTGTTGTGCCCTAATGCGTGGTAAGCACCTTGAGTATCTGCACGACACCGGTAGTTCTCACCATCTGGAGCTATTATAGCATGAGCTGACAGCTTAATGCCATCTAAAAACTGCACTGCATGGTGCTTCCAGCCAGGTTCACCTATGTACTCACCCATTGCATGGATGATAATACGCTTAGGTGTTTGGTTCTTTGCACCATTATTGTTGACTATATCTATACTCATAATTTATCTCGTATATCCCACTCAGGAGATTGTACTCTAAAAATCCATAAATAGCGGTTTTGATTACCTTTTACCTCGGATACTTCATGCTCATACTTACAAGCGCAATAAGAATGTAAGGACCTCTCAGGAAATTCCCTATCAAGTCCATCTAATTTAAGTACCGCTCCATCCTCTGCTGCTTGAACTAGAATATTAAATGTAACGTCCAAGCCTGTACTACTTGGATCTTTATGTGGATATGTGTCACCTTTCGGCAAGGTTACCACTGCGATCATTCCATCTTTACAGCCCGCACCCATCTGCACGTTATTTTTATGTAACCCGTAGTACTTTAATATTCTATCAAGTAATTCATAAGCCAGTTTAGGAAATTTAACGCGGCTATTATCATTTAGTCGTGTTGTTTTCCTGTAAAATGTTTTAACGCTGTTTGTCGTAATACCATGAACAAGATTAATTTTATTTTCTAAGCTATGATCGAACCATGCAATTAATTCTTGCTGTTCATCCTTAGTTATAAATTCCGGTACTACTTCAAATCTTGCGCCCATATTAATCGTGAACAAGTGGTTGTAGTAAGGTTGCACCAAATTCAGGTATATCAGCAGGGTCAACAATGTCTTCAACACATTCACCATCTCTTAAGATGTGTAAACAAAAGCCTAAACCATAATCACTTGTGCATTTTATTGAGTGTATTACATCTTTAGGTATTTTTAACACGCATGGAGCAGAGTGTTTAGATACTTTATCAGCAACCATCACATCAAAATCACCAACCGCTAAAAGGGTGTTGTGATCAAAGGTGTGCTTATGACCTTCCATCGTGTCACCCTTGCTGGTGAACTCCATCATTTTAACCCACTGATTAGAAACTACACTTATCTTAACGTCTGGCATATTTAAAATTCCTCCGCTCTTGCTTCTTTAAAATCTCGCATTGGCAATCTTCGGCCTATTACAAAATCAGGCTTACCCGTTTTTGGCATAACTCTGTTGCCTCTAACTTCCAATATATTTTCCATTAAATCACGCCCACGGGCAAAACCGTTATTGCCTGTTTCTATTTCAAACTCTTCACACCTAAAAGTTAGCGGCGGAATCGGCAGCCCTGTACCAGCATCTATTATCGGTAAGCCTTCTACCACTTCGGGCATAATACAATTTTTTCTTAGCGGCGCGGTTGAGGATGCTGCATACTCAATATTACCGGTTAAACTATTTGTTAGTGTCATAATATATAATTTCATTTTAATTCCTTTAAGCGTCGATGTATCTGTAGTCAACATCCCAATTATTAGTCTCTTTACTATTACCCCAAAACATGAAACTTGGGGCATCTGGATCTGCGGAATCCGTACCTATCCCGCTCAGGTAGTAAGATTGACCAGCTGAACAATGAATCATAGGGAAAAAACTGTATGGACTTAAAACTATGTTTGCAGAGTTTCCAGAAACATGTGCGCCAGCTAATGATGTTGTTTGTGTTTTTAATTCTGTTCGTCCTACCGCAGCAGGGTCAACCATCGCCTGAGTAACATAATCATCAGCTAATACAGGAGCTCCTGCAGATTTGGCGAATGCTCTACTAACAACATTGTCTGGGTCTGGATTTAATAACTCCCAAGTTGTGTTGGCTAAATTATATTTTAGAATTGCTTCTATTGGTATATCTCCAACTGCTAATGCTGTGTTACCATCTTTAACAATAGACTTCGCTCCTAAACCATCAGGATTAAATGTTGGAACTGTAACTGTATTAGTACCTGACATCCGTAGCATCACAAGATCTTGATCACTCAATGACCCCATACCTAATGTAGCAGTTACTACATCGACAGTACCAGTAGCTGTACCTGCAAGACCCCCAGAAGCAGCGGCTTTGTTAGACCAATGTAATGCTGAATAATCTGAAACACCATCACCGCCGGCGGCAACAGATATTAAACTGTCTTCAGCTTTAGTGGCCCATTCTTCTGCATAGGTTACATCTTCCCCTGTGGCTACCAAATCAGCAGCTGTATCGATAGTATCCTGATTAGTAGTCACTACATCTGCATTGGTGGAGACTACATCTGCATTTGTTAATGCTACATCTGCGCCTGTCAATACAACATCTGCATTTGTTAAGACTAGATCTGCTGCAGTATCCAAAGTGTCCTGGTTAGTTGCAACCAAATCCGCCGCTGTATCAATCGTATCTTGGTTTGTTGCAACTAAATCCGCTGCAGTGTCAATAGTATCTTGATTAGTTGTAACTACATCGGCATTAGTTGAGACTACATCCGCTGCCGTTAGTGCAGGAGCATCAGATGCTATTTGTAAACTCCCATCTTCAATTGAATCTGCTACGATCAATACCGTATCAAAGGCAGTATTAATATGTTTTTCTACTATATTCCCGTTGGAATATGGTGTTGGTTTTAAAGCCATCCGTTCACCTCAAATCTATTGTTAGTAAAATTATCTTCTATACCAGTATTGGTTCGTTCAATCACTTGGATTGCAGCAAGGTAGTTCCCCTGGTGTATTCTACCTTTAGGATTCTCTGCCCCATCAATAGGAGTGTACATTTTCCAGGCAATGAATGAAGTTAATGCTTCTAAAAAGTGGTAAGGTAAGTCAACTTCCTCTGCACTTGGATCAAGTACACTAACAGCGATTTCATCAGGCAGCGCTCGGTACAGAATAGACAGTACATTCTCACGGCTAGTGTATGGAACTTGTAACACTGAAGGAGAGGGGGTAAACACAGAAGATTCATTATCTGACTCATTTAATGGAACCCGCTGACCAATTTCATTGTAAACTTCATCAATGCTAATAATATCATCAGTAAATTTATAAAATGTTGTTGCATCAAGAATATATTTCGTTTCAATTGACGCTGTATTGCTTTCAGCAAAAGCAATAGTTAATGGATAAATATTCTTACCATCAGACAGTTGAATAGTTATATCCCGGGTACGCAAGGCAAATCGAGTATAAAGATCAATTAAGCCTGCATTTACCAAGGTAATTAGTTTAGGGTACTTGTCGGGGGAAACCTCACCTATCTCATCATGGCCAATTGATAGATTGGATAAAGTATTATGGGTAAGGTGCTCGAATATTTTGGATAAGCGCATACTAGGTTCCTATAGTAGTTAAGGCTCTAGTATACACTCCTTTACAAAATTATACTACTAGATATGATTCCAGATCAGATGGAGTATCTCGTACATCATCGTCCCACATAGGATCATTAATATGTGACAGTTCTTCCTCTGCTGGTTTAAATGTAGTCAATGAAGCCAACATTGATATCGTATCACAGCAATCATCATGCTTGGATTTGAATTCAGCAGGCGTTACCAGAGTCAATTCTTCCATAAACTCAACAATACGTGGATCCATCTTCATTTCCTCAGGAAACCACATCTGATGGGTCTTAAACATCGGAACCATAAGGTTAAATCGCTCAATCTTCTGTGTTGAAGGACGAATACCAGGTCTCTTACCATTATTATCTGATGCCAGGTTAAAATAGATGTTCTTTTCAATCATTTTATCAGTAATCCAGGGTATGAACCCACCTTGTTGGCCAGATACCTCTACACCAACAGCCATTGGCCTATACATTTGAGCCAATCTGAATAAATCATCGATATTCTTGTCCATAAGTTGCTTTTTGACAATACCGTCGACCCAATACCAGTCCCCTTTGTTATTTAAGGCCCATACAGAGATTACACTATAATCAGCAGCGGTTTTATCACTGGTTGCGAAGTCAGTAGTGATGTAGAAGTTGAATAAGTGACGATTCTTGATCAAATTACGACGTGTATACCACATGATATCAGAATCCTGGATCAACCGGTCCTCATCACTCATAATACGTAACATTAACTCCTGATTGAAGGAGGCTAATTTACCTTGGCGCATTGCTTTCTTATATTTCTTCAGTACATAGTCATAATCGAATCGATCTTCCCAGGATCCACGGAACTCTTCCCGGGTACATGGAAACTTTTCACATACCGGGTATACATTTACGCGCCAGGCACCAGATTCAACTGCTTTATACAATGGATCTCGAGCGTTAAAGGGGGTACCACTCCATATTGTCTTACTTCGTGTTGGATGCATAGCGAATTCAAGTGCTTTTGTCACCGTATCTTCAACACTGGCAATTACAGTAGGAGATCGTGCATCCTCATCACTGATTAAATCATCTAATAGCGCTAATACAGGCCGACTACCATTCTCACGAGTACCACGAACACCGGTCTTTGCACCATATCCAGATACTACGAAGGAACTATCAACCTTATTGATAAATTCCCAACGTATATCAGTAAATTTTGTTCTCGGTATGTA